GGAGGTTAAAAAACTGCTACAGGCTTATCGGTTGCAGACAGCACACCCTTAACCGTGACTGTAGGCGGTGGCGGTGCTGGTGGCACAGGCGATAACAACGGCTCAAACGGTTCCAATTCGGTTTTTGATTCTGTTACCTCTACCGGAGGCGGTGGTGGTGCTACGCCTAGCACGGCTGGCACGGCTGGCGGTTCCGGTGGTGGCGGTTCTTATAATTCCGCCGCTGGCGCAGCCACTCCATCAGGCCAAGGCAATGCGGGTGGTGCTGGTCATAATGCCTCCCAGGCTGCGGGCGGTGGTGGTGGTGCGGGTGCTGTCGGTGGGGCTGCAACCTCAACAGACGGCGGGGCTGGCGGTGCCGGTTCTGCATCCTCGATTAACGGTTCATCTGTCACCCGTGGAGGAGGAGGCGGTGGTGGCCGTGGTTACTCAGGCGGTGGTTCGACCACAGGCGGTGTTGGGGGTTCAGGCGGTGGCGGTGCTGGCGGCACAAATGACGACCAGGTTGCTGGAACAGCAAATACAGGCGGTGGCGGCGGTGGCTTCGGTCACCCCACGGACGGTACGGGCGGGAACGGCGCGGCAGGCGGTTCGGGCGTCGTGATTATCCGATACGCCGACACTTACGCCCCAGCCGACAGCACGACAGGTTCACCGACTTACACTGTTTCAGGTGGTTATCGTATTTACGAGTGGACAGGATCAGGGAGTATCACGTTCTAATGGCGCATTTTGCACAACTCGACGCGAGCGATATTGTTGTTCAGGTTATTGTCGTTCATGACGGCGATGCTCCCGATGAGGCGACGGGGGTCGCGTATCTGAAAAACCTCTATGACAACGATACGAAATGGGCGCAGACCAGCTTCAACACGCGCCGCAATGTCCACGCTCAGGGTAAGACACCGTTCCGCAAGAACTTCGCCGGTATTGGTTATCAGTTTGACCGCGCAAGAAATGGTTTTATCCCACCGAAGAAATATCCCTCATGGGTATTGAACGAGACTGAGGGCGATTGGGATCCTCCCACGCCTAATCCCGGTGCCGGATATGTATGGGATGAGTCCGCGACAAGTTGGGTGCTGGGTTAAATGGCAATTGGACAGGATACCTCCCCCGCACCTATCGGGGGGTGGAACGCCCGCGACCAGATTTCAGACATGGTGGAAAACGAGGCGATTACGCTTGAGAACTATTTTCCCTCAACGTCGTCGGTCAAACTCCGCAAGGGGTATGAATCATACGCTACCGGGTTGGGGTCAAATGTTGAGTCCCTGATGGAATATGAATCGGGGACGGCCTCGGAGTTGTTCGCGGCGGCAGGGGCCAATATCTATGATGTTTCCTCAAGCGGGGCGGTGGGGGCGGCTGTTGTTTCAAGCCTGACAAGCGCCCAGTTCCAGCATGTCATGTTTACCGCCGGGGGCGGGGATTACCTGGTTGCCTGCAACGGGGCCGATTCGGTCAGGAACTATAACGGCACAACGTGGTCAACCCCCTCGATCACCGGGGTTACATCGGCCAACCTGATTGCGCCCATGGTTTTCGGGTCAAGGTTATTTTTTATCGAGAAGAACACGGCGTCATTCTGGTATCTCGGCACGGGAGCTGTTGCCGGGGGTGCAACTGAATTTGATTTAGGCCCGATTGTCTCTCGCGGTGGTGAGTTGATGGCAATGGGAACATGGACCCGTGACGGTGGGGCCGGTCCCGATGATATGGCCGTGTTCGTCATGTCCACCGGGGAAGTGGTTATTTATTCCGGCACCGATCCTGCCTCGGCCTCAACCTTTGCCAAAGTGGGTGTCTTTAATATCGGCGCACCGATTGGCCGAAGGTGTTTGTTGAATGTCGGCTCTGATCTGATCGTTATTACCAAGGACGGCTACAAACCCCTTTCAAGGGAGTTGCCTTCGGGGAGGACCGACGAGGGAATTAGCGACAAGATTTCCGGCGCGGTGAGGGAGGCGGCAAGGCTTAATTCTTCAACCTTCGGCTGGCAGCCTATCCATTACCCCAATGGGTCGATGGCGCTCGTTAACGTGCCAAAGGGCAATTCTCAATATGAGCAGCATGTGATTAACACCACCACCGGGGCGTGGTGCCTGTTTTCAGGTATGGACGCGCGGTGCTGGTCAACTTTCAGCGACAACCTTTATTTCGGCTGGAGTGGGGTTGTTTACAAGGCCGATACAGGAACCAGCGACGCCGGGGCGAATATCAACGGTGACATAAGAACGGCCTTTAAATACCACGGGGGGCAATCGCTCAAGCGATACACCATGGCAAGGCCGGTATTTTCGGCAGATGGCGGGTTGCCGGTCTCCATTGGGTTGGACACGGATTTTTCAGACAGGGGCGCAACGTCGGCTATTTCCTCCACCGCGCAAACAGGCGCGGAGTGGGATACGGCCACATGGGACGTTGATTATTGGGCACCGGGGATTACCCCGGTTGCGGAGTGGCAGAGCGTATCGGGTGTTGGGCGTAACGGCTCACTCCATCTAAAGACGGCAACCAAAAACCAGACAGTAGAGTTTCACTCTGTGGATATGCGGTTTGAAACAGGAACAGGGATATAATGGGATTCTTTTCAGACCTTCTCGGCACCAGCAAGACAGAGTTTGATCCGTCAAGGGCGATTAATGCCGGGGCGGAAGCCAACATTAAGGCAGCGCAGGAAACCGCCAAACTCAACCAAATAAACGAATACAACCCCTTTGGGTCGGTGACGTATTCGGGTGATATTGGTTCACCTAACCGCACCCGCACCACGTCGCTTTCCGCTTCGGGGCAACGGCAGTTTGACGCGCAAAACCGTATTGCCGAAACCTTGGGAATCAGGGCTGAAAATCTGGCGCGGTTTGTGCCCCAGGACCAGTTTACCCTCAAGGGGTTGCCCAAGGCACCGGGGGTGGATGATTTTTCTGCCGACAGGGACAGGGTGACGGAGGCTTATTTCAATCGTGCTGCGGATCGCGTGAATCCTCTTTACGACCAGCGGCGGAAGGAATTAGAGGCGCAGCTTGCGAACCAGGGTTTTTCGCGGGGGAGTGAAGCCTTCGGGCGGGAGTTAGGAAACTTCAACCAGGAGAGAAACAACGCCTTTAATGATCTTTCGTTGGGGGCCCTGGCGGCGGGCGGACAGGAACAATCCCGCCTGTTCGGGTTGGGGCAGGCCGCACGCTCGCAGGGGATCAACGAGAGGCTTCTTGAGAGGGGCCAGCCCTTGAATGAGGTTACGGCATTGCTTGGGGGATTCCAGACGCAGGTGCCGAACTTCGGGGCTAATCCGCAAGTGAATGTCCAGCCGGTGGATGCGGCGGGGGCTTATGGGCTTGATGCTCAGTTCGCCAATGACGCCAACGCAAGGAAGTCTGCCTTGTTTGGTAATGTTCTTGCAGCGGGCGGCAAAGCTGCGGGCGCTTATTATGGGGCGAGAGGCTAATGGCAATTATTCAACAGGAAGCCCCCCCGGTTGTTCTCAGCCCCGACATGCAAAAGCAGATGGCGAATGACCAGCTTTCACGGCTTGCCGAAGCATTGCGTTCAGGCAACGGCCAGATCAGGAATGTCGGGGAGGGTATTAACTCGGCGGTAGGAGATATTGCCTCGGCCTTTGTCTCGAACAAGGCACAGGAGAAATACGAGAACAAGCAGCGCGAACAGACGGAGGCGGCACGGTCCAAATATGCGGGCCTTGTGGAGCGTTTGGGCGGCAACCAAATGGCGGATAACGGGGCTATGTCGGATGCTAACCCGGTGCCGGGCGATCCCATGATTGAATACGGCCATAGCCTTGCGGCTTCGGGGGATTATGAAGGGGCAATCGCAATAATTGTGAAGGCATTGCAGGGCAAGCAGGACACGGAACGGCAGAAGGAATTGTATCTGTTTCAGCAGCAGAATAAGGCATTTCCGCCTCAGAAGCCGCAAAAACGTCCCACGGCGAAAAACGCAGCGGGTTATCTGATATATACAGATGATGCTTCCAGGGTTGACCCCAGCGCCCAACTTCAGGAGGAAAGACCTGACTTCGGTAACTCTGTCGAGGGCAATATGTGGGATGCATACAACAACGGCCCATCCGACCCACGCTACGAAAGCGCGGTTAAATACCTTTCAGAGCCGAGATATGTCAACACGCCGCAAGGGTTTATGAAAATTCCGGCACAAATTCGGCCACAGCAACCCGCCCCACAGGGTGCGCCACCCCCGATAGAGGCGGGGGGGGGACAAGAGGCACCACAACAGCCGCAACCCACTTCTCCAGTCATTTCAGCGGGACCAGAGATGGTGCAGGGAACGCAGCGCCCCACCGCGAGACAGGAGCAGCTTTATGCGACTCACGTTGACAAGATGCCGGGTTTCGAAGAGGCACGCGCATCTTTGGTGAAGGCGATGGAGTTGAGTCCTACAGCCTTTGAGGGGCCAACAGCGAACGAACGCACTTGGGCCTCTCGTAATATTCCTGGTGCAGATTATCTGCCTGGTTTTGGGAAAGAGGGCGCACACGCAACCAATCTTATGGAGACTCTTGTCGGCAAGCAGTGGGCTTCCAAACTGCGCGCATCTCTCGGGGCGCAGTTCACCCAGCGAGAAGGTGAGGTTCTCCGCGCATTGGAAGGCAGCGCGGAATTAAGCCACCCTGAGCGTATGGCGGTCTGGGGCGATGCCTTGGAGATGATTGACCGGCGCTTAGGCCACAGCCAGAATATCGTTACCAACTATGAAAAGATATTCGGCAACCAGTATTCCCTTAGCGGTGTTCCTGAAAAACCCCAACCCCAAACCACTGGCACAGGACAGCCGGGGAATGGTAGCGTCAAAAAAATGACCGATGATGAAATTCTGAATGTTATTCAATGACGCCATTATTGAAGATAACGCCTGTCCTTTTGACCTTGGCTGCCTCTCCGCCACCCGAGAAGCCGGAAGACGACCCGAGAACCTATGTAATTCTCGGCGCTGAATGCTTAGGCAAGCTGGACAGGTCAATTCTTCCGTATCTGTTTGAGGCGCGGGAACGGGGAATCTTCCCCGAATATGACCAAGGGTGGTGTGCAAGGCAGGGACTTTTACCACGAAAGAACGATAACATGTGGGGTGATTTATGAAGAAGTTAGAGGCAATGCTTGAGGCCGAAAGGCGAGGCATTTTACCCCCCGACAAACAGGAAATCCTTAACGAAGCTCGCACCAGAGGATTGATTGACAGCCCCGCCCCCGAAGGCGGGGTTTCTGATTCTATGTCATGGGGAGAAGCCTTCTCTGGGGCGGCGGGTAATTTCGGTTCAAGTGCTGTGCAATTCGGTGAGGATATTGTTCAGCCTATTATCCATCCCATTGACACCGCCAAGACCCTCGGACAGCTTGGCTTGGGAATTATCCAAAAGCTAATCCCCGGTGAGCAGGCAGATGAACAAATGGCTGACGCGGTGGGGCAATTCTTCATGGACCGTTACGGCTCCATCGAGGGCATTAAAAACACCCTCGCCAATGACCCGGTGGGTATGTTGGCCGATGCCAGCGCCGTTCTGACGGGCGGTGGAATGTTGGCGGCTAAAGCCCCTGGCATGGTTGCAAAGGCTGGCAGGACAGGATTCATTCCGCCAAAGGTTGGCCCTACGGGAATGGCAGTTGAAAAAACCGGCCAAGCGATGCAGTCAACAGGGAAGGCCATAGACCCACTTGTTATAGCCGGGAGGACAGCAGGCAAGGGCGGTAAGTATCTTGGGGCCGGGGCTGCCCATGTTCTCGGCGCGGCAACAGGGACAGGAGGAGAGCCAATTAAGCGGGCTGCTGCTGCTGGTGCAGAGGGGGGAGAAAAGGCCGCTGATTTTCAGGGCAATCTCCGTGGCGCGGCAGATATGGAAGACGCCGTAACCGATCTTCACACGGCATTAGCTCAAATGAAGCAACAGAAAAACGCCGCTTATCGGGAGGGTATGGCGGGGGTGGCCGCCGACAAAACGGTTATAGACTTTGGGCCTATCGATGCGGCTTTTGAGAAAATTGCCAATGTCGGAACATATAAAGGCCAGCAGATTAGGCCAAATGCGGCGGGCGCTGTAGATGAAATTCGCAAGGTCTTTGATGAATGGAAATTGCTCGATCCGGCTGAATTTCACACCCCGGAAGGTCTGGACGCCCTCAAGCAGAAAATTGGCGATATAGGGACGGGTTACGACCCCATGACCAAGAGCCAGGGGCGCATGGTTGCAGACCAGGTTTACGCGGCGATTAAGAATGAAGTCACCAAGCAAGCCCCGGAATATGCAAAGGTGATGAAGGATTACGAAACGGCGGCGACTCAAATTCGTGAAATTGAACGATCATTGTCTGGGGGCCGTAAAGCCTCTACGGATCAGGCGTTGAGAAAACTGCAATCCGTCATGCGGAACAATGCCAACACAAATTATGGAAACCGCGTGAAGCAGGTTGATGTTTTAGCGGAATCCGGTGCGCCAAATATAAGAGAGAAACTCGCAGGGCAGGCTTTAAGCAGCCCCGCGCCAAGGGGAATACAAGGCGTCTCACTTGCGCCGTCAGCCCTCGGGCTGGGCGTGGGTGTGGGCTCAGGCTTTGTAAGTCCCTGGGCACTTCCGGCATTAGCTGCGTCTTCTCCGCGTTTGGTGGGTGAGGCGGCGTATTACGCAGGCAAGGGCGCGGGGTTGGCGAAGAGTTTACTTGGTAATGTCGATGCACCAAAGGCAAGAGCCTTCGGCAACGAGTTATTCCAAGGAGGCCGTATCGGGGATGAGGACTTTGAAAGGCAGATGCTGGTCAATGCCCTTCAAGGGCGCGGTGTTACCCCCGCTTTAAGATAGCGAACAAAATAGCCAACAGGACAAGCACAAGACTCACTGTCTTGTATATACGCCAGATTAAAAGCATGGCGCGACCATAGCCCCTTTCCGGGGCTTTTTTAATGAAAAAACGACAAGAAAAAAACAGGAACAACCCCGCCATTAAGAAGCGGGGATTTTTAATAAGGAAAACCGATGGCCTTTAACGGATCAGGCACATTCAACAGGCTCTACAATTGGGCCACTGATGCGGCTAACTCAGTCAAAATCCGATCTTCAAAGATGGATGATGAAATGGACGGCTTCGCCACCGGCCTCTCTACATGCATCACAAAGGACGGGCAGACCACCCCAACGGCCAACATGCCCATGGGGAACTTCAAACATACCGGGGTTGCTGATGGTTCCGCCCTGACCGAATACGCAGCAGCGGGGCAGGTGCAGGACGGATCGCTCGTGGCGGCGGCTGATTCCGGGACAGCCGATACCTACGCTGTGACCCTAACCCCCGCCCCGTCGGCATACACGGCGCGACAGGTGGTTATTTTCACCGCAGGGAACGCCTCGACGGGGGCCTCGACGCTCAACGTCAATTCATTGGGTGCAAAAACGATCAAGAAATACAACGATCAGGATATTGAATCCGGGGATATTGAATCCGGGCAGGCTGTGGTTTGCGTTTATGACGGGACAAACTTCCAAATGGTTTCCCTGCCGGGAACGGGGATCGATTCCGCCGATACGGGATCACTTGCTGCATTAAACACGGTTGATACGGCACAGATCGACGATAACGCTGTGACCGGGGCGAAGATCGCCATGGGGTCGGATGCCCAAGGTGACGTTCTCTATTATGACGGCACGGATTATGTGCGGCTGGCGAAGGGAACGGCCAACCAGGGATTGAGAATGAACACGGGGGCAACGGCTCCTGAGTGGGGGGCTTCGGTTGTCCAGCGCCAACGATCTACACTAACCACCTTCGATACAAGTAATACAGCTATCCCTTATGACGACACCATCCCGCAAAACACGGAGGGCAAGGAAGCCCTGACGGTTTCCATCACGCCCAAAAACAGCAACAACAAATTACATATCAGGGTATTTGCCTTTGTGTCTGGGTCAGCGTCCAAGGCTGTCATTATGGGACTGTTTCAGGATTCCACAGCCAGCGCCCTTACTTGTGGGGCGCGTTACATAAACGGCGGGAACGAGGTTTACCCGTTGGCGTTCGATTACGAAATGACAGCCGGAACGACAAGCGCCACCACCTTTAAAGTCAGATATGGGGGGAGTGATACAACTCAAGTTGCGCTTAACGGGAACGCATCGGCCAGAAGGTTTGGTGGCGTTATGGCGACCACGCTCACCGTTACGGAATACGCTGCATAAAAGGAACATCACATGAGAGTTTTGCTTGCCACCCTTTTTGCGGTGGTTTTTTTGTGTCCGCTTTCTGCTTCTGCGGAGTGTGAGAGGATCGAGGATGTTGCGGCACAAGCCCGACAGGACATTGAAAACGACCGCATAGCCCGAGAGGCGGTTATGAAGGAAATCATGCGGGCAAAACTCATGGACGAACAGCCCATAACCGGGGTGAGTGATTCCGACATAGACCGGGCCTTGGAGCATATTCACGCAGACCCGAGGGGGAATGTGGACGTTTATACAGAGAGCATGACCAAGGTTCTCACCCAGGCTTTAGCCGATGTTCTGGGGGAAAGCGTCCCCAAGGCAACAGGCATGATTACCTTTAACAACGGAACCTATGGAACCGCTGAAAGTGTCATGGTTTTGCTCTTTAAGGACGGGTGCTATTTCGCCGGGCGTCCCTTCCCGAGACAGATTTGGGATCAGGCCGCGAGTGGGGGGCGGGGGGCGTGATTAGGGTGGAGCAGTTTATTGAACAGCACAAAACAGCCACGGATGTTTCTTTGGGAAGCGGTGCCATATCAAGCCCGATGTGGTGGCAATACCTTGAGCCAACTCTGCAAGCCATTCTTCTAATCGGCGGCGTTTTCCTCTTGGCGTTGCGCCTGCATATCACATTCAAAGAGTGGCGAAAAACGGATTAACAACCGAAAGGGCTTTGTATGACAAAGGCCGCATGTTCGGACGAGGAATTTATTGACCTTTTCAGGAAGGTTGGGGCGCAGGCTTTAGCGGACCACCTTAAACTAAATGTCCGTAATGTCTATTCCAGGCGGGCCAACCTGGAAAAGAAACTTTCAATCCAGATCAAGGGGCCAAACGACACCACCCGCACAGGAATTGAACACCCGGCAAGGCAACCCCTGACCATAAAAAACGGGACGGTTCTCATCGGGTCAGACGCCCATTACTGGCCGGGAGAAATATCTACTGCTCACAGGGCTTTCGTCAGGTTTGCAAGTGAGTTAAACCCCCGCGCCGTTATTATGAATGGTGATGTTCTCGATGGTGCGACAGTCTCAAGGCACCCCTCAATCGGGTGGGAAGATAAGCCCGCCCTGATTGAAGAACTGGAATCCTGCCAAGACCGCCTAAATGAAATTCAACAAGCCGCCCCGAAAGCACAACGCATCTGGACGCTCGGAAACCATGACGGGCGATTTGAAACCAGACTGGCGAATGTCGCCCCGGAATACGCCAAGATTCATGGCGTTCATCTGAAGGACCATTTCCCTTATTGGGAGCCGTGCTGGTCTGTCTGGATCAACAATGAAGTGGTCATAAAACATCGCTTCAAGGGTGGGGTTCACGCCACCCACAACAACGCGCTTTCTTCCGGCAAGTCGATGGTCACGGGCCACCTGCACTCCCTGAAAGTCACCCCCTGGACGGACTACACGGGAACAAGGTGGGGTGTTGATTGCGGGACTCTCGCGGAGCCTGACGGCCCTCAATTCGTGGATTACACCGAGGACAACCCGAAAAACTGGATAAGCGGCTTTGCTGTTTTAACATTCAAGGACGGAGAATTGCTGTGGCCGGAAGTCGTGCATGTAACGAAGGAAAACATGGCGACATTCCGGGGGGAGGTGATCCACGTATGAAGCCCCTTGCTTTCTTCTCAGGTGACGGAGAGGATTTCCGTCTGGTTATCGCCCGTAACCATGCCGTGCTGGAGGAAATCCCCATCACCAAACAGCAACAAATCAACATGATAAAGGACTTGGTGAAACAAATTAAATGAACCATGACGACATGAAGGTTTTTGGTCAGACCCTATATGGAGAGGCCAGAGGCGAATCAGACGAGGGGGTAGCAGCTTGCGCCCATGTGATTTTAAACCGGGTTAGTCGTCCCGGCTGGTGGAGCGAACCAGACCACGATATTCGCTCCGTCTGTTTGAAGGCTTGGCAGTTCTCTTGTTGGCTCCCCAACGACCCGAACAGGGCCAAACTCCATCTTGTCGGCCCGACAGATAAACAGTTCCGAAGGTGCGTCAAGATAGCTGCCTTCTGCATGGCGGGGATAACCCCTGACCCGACGGACGCAGCGACACATTACTGCACCATCAATTCTCATCCCAAATGGGCCAAGGGCAAAATGCCGAACCGGATCATTGGGGGGCATAAGTTTTACAAGGATATTGATTAGTGAGTGAAATCACGCGGCGGCTTGCGCGGAACCTCATGGATCAGGCAAGGCAGGGGCCGCCTCCTGATAACAAGCTGGCGAAAGCGTTAATTCAGGGGGAGTATTACAAGGGCCACGATCCCGTTGAATACATGCGTCAAACGCCGCTTATGCAGTCCCTTTACGATCAACAGTTGGTTTCATGGCTGAAAGGCGCAAAGAGCGCCCCGGAAATGCCGTGGAACGCCGATGATAATCTTTCGGTCAAGGATACCGCAAAACTGTGGGGTGGGCTGGTCGCGCAAATGCTGGCCGATCCTGTGAAGGCATACGAGGAATCCGTTACTGGACAAGTCCCGATGGAAGAAGGGGCAAGGCGTTCGGCTTTTGGTGTCGCGGGGCTTGGTGGTGCGTTTGGTGCGGCAAGTGCGCCAGTTGGCTCGTTGGCTATGGGTGGGGCGATCCATCCCAAGGCTTTGGGGCTTTTGGCTAAAGAGGGGAAAAGGGGCGTAATTAACCCCAAAACCGCAGCCAAGACTTTGAGGCGTGAGGGAGTTTTTGATGGGCCTTCAAGCGATATTGCTGAAGAATTTGACAATATAATGCTGAAGCAGCAGCAGCGCTCAAATAACAAGCCTTATAATCCATCCCTCGACCCTTTGGAGTTGAGTAGGCGTTGGAGGTCGAGCCGACTTGACGACATAAGAAGGGAAAGAAAGGCGGACTCTATTATAGGCCCGCTTTGGAATAATAAATTTGCAGAAGATGTGCGGCGTGGCGTAATGGGTGGTTATGGTGCATCCCAGGCCATTAACAGGGCAAACATGGAAGCAGCCCCCCGCATTCTCAAGAAAGAGGGGTGGACTATGCGCCATGCCTCCAAGGGAAACTCCGGGCGCATGTCCAGCCGTTATCTAGTTTCTCCAAACGGAGATTTCGAAATCCGCATTTCAGACCATGAATTGCCGGAAACGCTCCAGCGAATGTATGCCAGGGAAAACTATGGTGGCCCCCGCTGGAATGACGAGATTATTTTGCAAGGCAACGAATCCCCGGCAGAAGTTATTGCCTTAATTAAGAAAGCCTATTTGGATTCCTTTGAATAATACCGAGCCAAACGCTCCGACGCATCCGGGCCGCGAAGGTTAATCCGTTCAATACATTGGGGGGATTTCCCGAGTCGCCACACCCATAAATCGTATGGCGTTCCGTTGCAGTCGAAAGAGAGAACCCGCGATGGCCGTGTTTTGTAATTCAAGTCCTCGGCTTCAAATGAGTTTGGCAGGCTTATCGGGTTAGCCTCCCGCCATGCGGCTTTTGGGTATCCGTCGGGCCTGCTTGCCATGCGATGTGCATCGGCGGCTATCCAAGCCTTAGCGTGGGCGATCATTTCTTCGGGGGTAAAGTGTGACATTTTTAATCCTTTCGCAGATTAGAAGCCTAAGCAGCAACGTGGAGATTATGGCCGAAAATTGGATAAAAAGCAAGTGAAACTCCTCCTCATTGACTGGATCGACGCTGTGGGTGGCTCTCCAGACTGGACGCCCCTTACTGATTTAAAAAAACAAACCCTGCCGCTTATTCAATCGGTGGGGTGGCTTTTATCCGAAACCCCCGCCCACATAACTCTCTGCCCTCACATGGACAGGGATATGGGATTTGGGGAGATAACCATACCCAAGACACAGATTAAAAAACGGAAGGTGCTGAAATGCTGAAGCACTTAATCAAATACGCATTGGTTGGACCTATCGCCCTCATATTCACCGTGGGGGCGGTTGTCGTTTTGGTTGGTGGTTGTGCTGCCACCATAGCCGCCGCCGTGGTTACTGAGGTTGGCTGTTCAATACCCGCCGAACCCCCGTCGATTTGCACAAGGGGCCATATTTTACGCACAATAAAGGAAAAAGAAGATGATGGACTGGATTCTTGATCGCTTAAGCGAACGCTCTACCTGGATGGGCCTTGTTTCAGCCCTTACAGCGATAGGTGTCGGCATTAGCCCCGAACAGACCGCCGCTATCGTGTCGGCTGGGGTTGCCGTGGCTGGCCTTGTTGCCGCTATCACACAAGACTAATGGCTTGGCTGTTCTTTGGCCTTCTGTCCCTTGCCCTTGGTGCGCTGGTCTATGCGCTCAAGGCTTGGGGGAGAGCCGAGGCGGAAAAGGATATAGCTGAGGATGAATCAGAACACGCAAACAGGCGGAACGAAATCGACGAGAAGGTATCTGGCATGTCTGATACTGATTTGCGGGATCGTCTTAAGCGGATGCTCCGCGCACGGGACAGGGTGCGGTTGGGTAAAGAAGATTAACCCAAGTGAGGATGATGACCTAACACGGCGAACAGCAGAGCAGATCGTCAGTCATAATATGGCTATGGACGAGTTCTGCCGCTAGTCACACCACCCCTTTCGTTTCCCCCCGCGATAATCCCTGCCTAGCCCCTCTGATTTAAGGGCTTCAGACAGGTTGATTCCGTTGTGCCAGACCTCGGCAATCCAACGGCCCTGATACTTCCCCGGCTTCACGGCGCGAAGTTCAACCAAATCCCCCCCTTAAAACTGACGGTGTTCCCTAATCTATAAATGCAATAGAGACACCGTAAGGTTTATCGAACTTTATTCACCCCAAACCTTGCTAATCCTGTCTTGGATTTTTTGGGAGAATGATTCCATCAATGTTCGATTACCCTCAATAAATGTCATTTCCTCTTTGAGACCAGACACTATTTTATTTTGCTCTTCTAGTGATGGGACAGGAACCTTTATTGATTTAATGCTGTCTTGAGAAATATTTGTAATCGTTACACGATTACCTAAAGAGACTATGATGTTGCGATATGTCGGTGTTCTCAGGAGTGCCCCTAGGTAGAAGGGATTAACTATATTTAGACTCGGTGACATTTTGATAATGGAACCTGCAAACACAGTATCTTCGGATAATTCGTCAATTATTGCTGTATACCCCACACCCTCATACTTGACTGATGACCGAACAAAGAGAACATCCCCCTTTTTTAATCGTTTTTTTGAGAGTTCCTTATCGGATACTTGGACTCTTTTCAAAGAACTATCTTCAACGATTATGTTGTGATTAAAGAGGTCTTTTACATTTACGAACCGACTTCCTTGCCCTACCTGTTCTTTAGAAAAATTGAGACCATTCGAGAAGTCTTCACTAATCTCTTCGAGTGACTTGGTTTCCCATGAAGGGTCAATGTCGATGGTTGGTTTGTAATTCTCAACAACCTGTCTGCACCCATCAATAATCTTCTGATAACCCTCTAATTCATCGACAATCTGTTGCTGTATTTCGATTGGTGGAAGAGGAATACTTAATGACACGAAGTTGGTTTTGGAAATTTCTTTGAAAGTGCCTCCACTTGCCAACTCCAACATCTGGTTTGTTAGGTTAGTCATCATGTATGCGAGATATTCGCAAGAAACACGAGACTCATCCTTAATGACAATATTTTTGAAACCTTGATTGGTTGATAACGGAATACGGTTAATCCCAACTCTTCCAATTGTTGCACGAGTAGAAACAATCACAGAGTTCACAGGTATCATCTTTGCAGATGACTTTTTTAATCCAAGTTCAGTAATAGTGCGTTCAGAGTTATGAATCTGCGTAATCAAATTTGATGCTGGTAAATCGACAAGTGAAATCCAATTCAATTGACCGTTCCAGTATGAGGTTTCATCAGACTTTGGTGTCCCACCAGATAAAACTTCAAAGTAGTCTTTATTGCCGATACTAACCATCTCGTAATCTGAGTTGGTCAACTCCGAAATTTTGTATGTTGCACCATTCAGTGAAACATCTCTGTTTGTGAGGACTTCCTCCTTTGTTGCCACTTGCAAATTACATTCGTTGCTTTCACTAAATGCGGTTATTTGCGATAGAACATCTGGTAAATCATTTGCCGAAATGGGTGTTCTTTGTGCCCCAAGACTGAAACCATCATTCTCAACTTTTGCAAAAAAGATGTTGTGTGACTTTTGATTGAGTTCCTTATCCAAAATAAGGATTGATGTTTTCACACCAGAGTATGGTTTAAATACACCTGCTGGAAGAGAAATCACCCCCACCAAACAATCCTCAACAAGTTTCTTTCTCAGTGTTTTATATGCTGTTCCTGTTTGGAAAATGATACCTTCTGGAACAACGATACCTGCACGACCATTGGGTTTAAGGTGCTCCATGATGTAATCGACAAACAGAACCTCTGCCCTTGTTGATTGCACTCCAAATCGTGAATGGGGTTGGATGCCACCAGTAGGTGAGAAGAACGGTGGATTTGCAAGAATCACATCGTAGTATTCGTTCCACCTGTCCTCAGATGATAGGGTGTCATATTCATGAATTTGAGGACTTGCGAACTGGTGGAGATACATATTCACCAGAGAGATTCGTGTCATATCTGGTGATATGTCATACCCAACGAGATTGTCACCAACTTGTTTGCGTTCTGATGCATTGAGTTTGTCACCCAATTTTTTATCAGTGTTTTGAGACAGAATGCGGTTATAGGATGAAATCAAGAAACCTGCTGTGCCACATGCTGGGTCCAGGATGGTTTCATTCTTCTGTGGGTTCACCAACTCAACAATGAAGTCGATTATGTGCCGTGGTGTTCTGAACTGCCCTGCATCTCCTTGAGACCCCATGGAGGAAAGAAGATCTTCAAATGCATCTCCCAACTTTTCTGAATGAGAATAGTGAAACTCATTTACCTCTTTCAAAAACATATTGAGGGTCGAGGGGTCTTTGAATGGAAGAAATGAGTTCTTAAAAATCTCTCTGAACAAAGGTGGTGCAGATGGATTGGTATACATATTCTCAATCGCATCACTGTAGAGTTGCACCTTATCTGCACCCCCTAATTTAGGGTCAAATAAGTGCTTCCAAGAGTATTTCTCATAATCACCAACAAAGAAGGATGGAACACCACCCATTTCGACTGCGTCCTCATCCATGTCATACATGAACTTGTAAATCAGTCCTGTGGTGATTTGTTCCACCTGACTCTGCGGACTTGGTAGTTTCCCAACCAGAATGTTGCGTAAGTCGTCTATGCGTTTCTTGGTGACACTATCTAACATTCTCTAACCGTTCTAAATTCACATTCTGCTTGATGTATGAAGGGATACCCTGCTTCAGTTCCAAAGGGAGTTTTCTGAACGCATCACCAGACGGATACGCGGCTCCCAGATCATAGACCCCGGCATTTCAACCTTTACATCTATCGTATCTCCATCGCCTTCCGCACCCTCTCCACACGCTTGGTTGTGTATCTCATGGCTGACTTCTGGTCTGCCCATCCCCCCGCATCCATTAAATCCCGCAATGACGCGCCCTTCTCCATAAGGATGTCGGCAAAGGTATGGCGTCCCTGGTGGGGTCGGGCACGTACCAGCGGTCCTTGGCTTTGGCCTTAAGACGCGGGTCGTCCTTTTCCAGTCCTCGCAGGTCCTTAAAGTTGCTAGAAAGGTAGCTGTGGATCTGGTTTGGCACGTCTAGGTTACCGTCGTAGCGTAGGAAATTGTCCTCCAGGAGTGCCGCAAGTTCGGGCTTCTCCTCGTGTTTTTTCCATCCGGCGCCAAGCTGCGTAGTGAACTCAGGGTGAATGTCTTGATAGCTCGAGGGGCGCTTGCTGAGGAAATCAATGAGCCAGTCAATCGCCGAACGCTCGTCTGAAACGAATAGTTCTATCTGAGGTGCTTGCGTTGCATGCGCACGCTTACGATCGTACTCGGTGACCTGTTCCGGCAGGAAAACCATACCGTCACGCTCTGAGAATAGCGTGCGAAGGCCTTCCTGAAAGTCATGGCTTGAGAGCGGCACTGGTACATTATGTCGAATAAACCAAGCGACCATTCGGTCGAAAATGATTCTAGGATCACGTTCGGAAATGTAGGTGAGCTCATTTGCTCTTGATTTTACGACTGGAAGGTCCCGCAAATGAGTTCGCACGAAGTCCCAAGCTGACTCTTCACTGCCCCCAGATTTAATAAAACGTTCTTCAAGTCCACCATTTGGCTTGTAGGCAGAAATGACTAGGTCTTGCTTGACTGAAGTCTTATTGTTTACCGCGTTGAAGCTGCCTTGCTTCTTATTTAAAGCGGAAACGTTAGCCACAACGAAACCCGCCTCCTGTAGGCTCGTTTGTATGCTATTCCAAACTGATGCTTTGGTATTAGAGAACTCTACAGTCATCCAACGCCCAGGCTTCAGTATTCGATATGCCTCTGCAAAACTTGAGCTCATGAGGCGCCGATAATCGTCGAGGCTTTTGCCTTGAGTTCTGCTTTCAATTGCTTCCGATAAAGTATTGGTCATAACACCTGACCAAGATTCGGCGAGAAAATTTAACTCGGAGTACATTATGTTCGCGCCAAATGGCGGGTCTATGAAAAGATAGTCAATTGATGAATCGGGAACATTCAAGCGGCTTGCGCTGCTCGCCTGAATTGCTTGAGACGACGAAACAAGCGCAAGCGAGTCGACTATAATTTTGAGTTTTTGCTTGCGAAT